ATTCCAGTTGTATTGGCTTCAGCAACATAATATGTAACACCTCCAGTTAAACCACCAATAGCAGAATTACCAGCAGCATTTGCATAAATTACTGCGTCGCCAACATTAAGAACAAGACCATTAACAAAGTTATTAACAGTAATAAAGTTTGAAGTTGTGTTAACATTGGTATTACTTACAGTAACATTAGCTGTTGCGTTTGAAGTAACAGCTTTATTTGTTACAAGAAGATATTGTTCGCTAATTACACTATTACCTGCTAAGATATAATCACCAAGAGCAATATTATTAGCAATAGTTTCTAATATAGTTGTATTAGAAGAACCAAGAGCTTTAATTGTAGCTGTTTGAGAGCCAACTGAGAAATAAATTTGAGTATTAACAGTTGAATTTGATAGAGCAACATTTGAAGCAAATGAAGCTGCAGTATCACAAACTGATACTTTAATAGAGTTACCTAACTCTCCTGGATACTTTGCGACATAAAGAACATCAAGATCAAAGTTACCATCTTTAGAATCATATTCGTTTTCGTTTTTAACGATTTGGTTAACAAGGTTTGCAACAACAGCAGAAGTGTTAGAAGCATCAACAGCAACAGCAGAATATGCAGTGTCTGGACGAGCAAAATAAAGTGCTACGTTAGAAGAAGTGTTAGTTGATGCAGCAGTTGAAAGTGTTATAGATGAAGAGTTTAATGATACGATTGATGGTAATGTAACCGCACTTAATGCAGAAGTATTAGTTGACTGTGTTACATACATACCAATTTCTAATCCAGAAGTATTACATGTGAATACATTTGAAAAAGAAGTATTGCCAGTATCAGTTGTATTTGCAAAAACTTGTGGTGTAGCACCATCAGTTTTAGCTGCACGAGAAACATAAAGTCTATTACCATAAGCTAAGAAGTTAGCTGCTGTGAAAAATGTTTCAGCATTGAAATTGGTTGGTTTACCAAATCTTTGTGCTAATACATTTTCAGAGTCGATTAGAGTTCTTTCTCCGATAGGACCCCAGCGGAATACGCCGCCGATAGCACCATCAGATGTTGCTACTGCAGGGACCACAGTAGTTAGATCTATTTCTGTTACATTTACGCCAGGGCTCAGTTGAAACGCCATTTTCTTTTCTCCTTTAGTGTGAGAACATATGTTTTAGTTTATTATATTTATTAAATAACCGTTCTTAAAAGTTTTGTGTTCTCCACATCCAAGAGTCTGATGATATAAACATTTCATCTTCATCATCAATAAATTCTTCCCTTCCATCTTCTATAAATCCAAAAGGGGATAATTCTTGTTCTATTTCATCCTCAGTCTTATCTCTTAGTTTCATTAATGTATTGATATTTGTGTAATCTTTGAAGTATTGTTGGTCTGACATCCAAGCAAATAACACCAAACACATAACTAAGTCATCGTGTTTTCCAGATTCAGCTTCGTAAGAATTTCCTTTTTTTGAAAACGTTGATAGTTCGTTTATAGTATGAAAGTCGTTTATTATAAATTGATTCTGTTCAATCAATAATTTTAACATAGAACAACCGATAGATTTAACTATTCGAGTAGTTCTAATACCTTTATCAGCTTTTTTACCGCCAAACCCAGTGGTTATTCTTTTACCACTTCTACCAGCATTTTCAGTAAACAGTAAGTTTTCATAACCAAAATCAAATTGAAGGGAAGAAGAAACTTGTTCGCCTATGTCGTTAATTTCTACTAAAACATAAGCATTATTATAAGATTTTGCTGTTCGATGTATAATATCAGCATAATCTAAAGGAGTTACAGAATTATTCCGAAATACACAAACTTGATTATATGGCATCTTAGTAACATCTAAGACCTGAAAGGCTGAATAGTCTAATCCTTTGCCTCTGGAAACGTCACATATCATTATATAAACATGCCCCTTTTCAGGCTGAAAATATTGGATCATCCCATCACGTTCGACCATTGGAGCTTGATGAACCAGCTCTTTTAATTTCCAACCAGCAATAAGAGTTCCTGACGAACCGAGGAACTCACACTCCATTTCCTGATTGAATTTCTCGATATCGAAGTTCATACCAGCTAATGTATCTTGTTTCCACTTTTCGTCTCTACCTGGTACATCTTTCCAATTTACAAGAATAGGATTATATCCGTTTCTTCCTTCTTTGGCATTAACCCAAGTACTGTAAAAGTGATTAAGACCATTAGGCGTAGAAACAAGAATAATTTTAGATTCATAACCAGAAGAAATTGTAGGATAAACTGAGGTAAAGAATTCGTCCCAGTTATCAATGTGCGCAGCCTCATCAATAAACAGAAGGTTAATAGTATAACCACGAATAGCAGAAGCTGAAGTGGCAGCAGCAATAACACGGCTGTTGTTTTCTAGTTCAAAAGAGCCTTTGTTCCATTCTTTAACGCCTTGTTGTAACCACTTAGGAAGATGCTGATAAGCTAACTGAACACGACCAAGAATTTCACGAGCAGTTTCACCTTTGTTAGCAAGAAGAGCAACAGTTTTATCCGGATGGAAAATAATATACCAAAGAATAAAACCGCAAGTAGTAGTGGAATTATGAGATAAAATATTACCACTATAGAAACGATGATTATCTGAAGAAACAGTTAAATCATACATATTTTCAGCAGGAGAATTTAATTTTTCAACATTAGTAACTAAAGATGGTCCGTTTTTAGTTATAATTTTAGTTTCAAATGGAACGCAATCCATAACAAAAATCTCATTCATATTTTCATCAAATACAATATGAGTATCTGCGCATTCTAGAAATGAACCATCTTCGGTTTCTATTTTCCAAACATCATATTCTATTGTTTTATGTGAATGAGAAATAGATTCCCAACCAGTATCTGTTTCTATTTCCCATTCAGAAACATCATATGATTCTATAAATTTTCTATTTACATTGTCAGAAAGTTTATACATTTTTCAATAGTTCCAATTTTATCTTTTTTATATTCGTTTTCGTCAATTCTTAAAACTTTAAATCCATTTTTTTGAAGTATATTATCTCTCTCAGCTTCTCTTTTTTTATTTCCTCTACCTACTTCACCATGCCAATATACACCATCAAATTCTATAATTTTTTTCTGTTCTAAATCCAAAAAGTCAGGTAAAATTAATTTTTCTAATTTTAATTTATATTCGTTATTTGTTCCAGATATATCTTTTTCTTTATTTTCAGACAATTGAGCAAAATATATATTTTCTAAATTTTCTATTTTTTCTATAACATTCCAAAATAACTCTTGAGATATTTTAGAAAAATTAGATTTTTTGAAGTTTTTATGCCATTTTTCCTGACGTTCTAACCATTTTTTTCTTCCTTTTTCCTCTCCATATTTTTCTATACATTTATCCAAAGAAAAAGTAGATTGTCTTTCAGATAATAACTTTTCAGCTTCTTCTGTAAAATGACCTTTTGAGGTATAATATTCTAATTTTGTATTTTCATTTTGTGGGTTATTTCTTTTTGTTTTTTTCATTTTATCTATAGCTTCTTCTTTAGTAGTATTACCTATAAACTTATCAGAAAAAGCAGAATATTTTCCACCATGATTATAACCTGGATTATTTTTTCCTTTCATAGACTCTGATTGTTTTGTTAATAACGATTCACAAACTATTGGACTATTGTATATTTTTTTATAATCAGGAACACTTAATTTATGTACCATTTGAATATGAAACTGTAATTTTTTTCCATATAACCCACAAATTGCACATTCAACGTAATCAACTCCAGCTATTTTATTTTGGTACTTTTCATTATTTTTAATAAAATCTTTTAATTTTCTATTTTGCTTCTTTGACTCGCTCATGAAATTCTCCTATAGTAGTTTCAATAATTTCGCCCGTTTTTTTATTACGAACTTTTATAGGAGTATTTATACAAAAACATTTACCAGCCTGACGAGCAGTAGTGACAATACTGTAACGATTGTCAACGAATGATTTAATCATATTTTCCTGATATGGCCATGGCTTAAATAATTTAAGACCTTCATTCAGGGTAATGATTTTCATATAGTTTTGAATAAAATATAGTGGATCTTCTGAACACTTAACCCACTCTTGTACAAGGTCAGGTGTCCATTCTATATTTTGATTAGCTCTTTTTAAGAGGATATTACCATTATATCCTCTTGTATTATCAATCGTTTGATTCATCTTGATTCCTCAAATCTTTAAGCACTTTTTGCAACTCCGCTGTGGAACCAACAAATAGATTATTGTTCACTGTTTGTGCTTTTTCACTGATTGGTGAATCAGCAGCATCAATGTCTCTTATTTTTTCTTGTAATGTCATTAAATCTTTATTAGCGTTAAGCATAGTATCCATAAGCTTGGCTAACACCTCGAAAGCTCGCGGATGTTGTGAACTATCCGCTATTTGAGAAAGTTTCTCTATGGCTTCTTGACCATTTATAATTAAACTATGAATGTTTGCTCTAGCTAATTCAAAATCTTGAGTAGCACTGTCGTTATGAGCCGCCTGTATAATTTTATCTACAGGGTTATCAGTTTTTTTTATAGGAGTTAAATTTAATGCTTTTCCAATAGGATCATTATCTTCTTCGTTTGTCATTCTATCTCATCTGTATTATAAATTTGAATGATATAGCCATAGTTATCGTCTTCTTCAATTAAACTATAAGCAATTGTACCTGTATTTGAATTTGGTCCACCAAAATAATTAATCGGATTACTATTTGCATCTAATCCAGGCTGTACTGTAACTTTCTCAGCAATAGGTGTAACACCAACAGCATCACTAAGTTTACCATCGGCTACAGAAGGTATATAGAAGTTTGCGTTAACAAACTTGATAATACCAGATTTCTTAACTGGACCGTATAGATAACCTTTTAGAGTTAAATCTAATGACCAAATAATAGCTCTGCGTTCTTTAAATTCACCATCGTAACTATCTTCATAATTTATATTATTTAATATTACTGGAATATCCATAGTAACATTAACTTCAGGTATTAAATTTACAGTAGTTGTCCAGTCTGGTGTAAAATATGGAAGTATTTGTTCTATAATTTTAGTACCATCTTCAGCATTTTTAGCGTAAATATAAACTCTAAACTGAATGTTATATGGCACAGGATTATATTGATATTTAAAATTACTTGGATTATCAGCGTCTTTTACTGATATTCTACCGACAGTATTAAGTTTTCTAGAACCATCGTAAGTCATCTTTCCCATTTCGAAAGAGATAGCTGGTAAAGGAATAGTTGCTGTTTGTCTATCAATGTTTGGATCTTGAGTGACCCTTGCGAGCATCTTATCTTTTGGTGCATAAGTGATAGGAACTTTAACTAATGATATTGTATTACCATCAGCATCAGTTTTTGATATTTTAATATTATTAAAAAGTGTGCCCACCAATATAACGTATTTACGAATTAATGAAAAATAGAAAGGCGTAGCAAACATTTATATAGACCTTTCACTGAAAGGATCAACAGCACTGAAGTCAACAAATTGATCTGATTCTTCTTGTATTGCATCATTTTCTGCATTAAATATTAGGTCAGAAGTACTAGAACCTTCAAGAACTATTATATTACCATCTTCATCTGTGATAAAATCTGCATCTTGAGTTTGTATAACCCAGTCATATTGATTTAAGCTATACTGTTTCTGAAGTATATCAATTTCTGGTATTCCAGTATTCATTGCTTCACCAGCATACTCAAATAATTCAGCTGTTACCTCCCATGTTTGAAGAGCTCCTAATTGATAAAACATCTCGAACTTATTAACATAGCGAATAATAAAACACTTTTGATTCAATGGAAAATATATTAGATCTCCTTCGTTTGGCCTTGTTTGTGAAGTAAAAGTACCAACTTCTTCGTTAAATACTCTCCTAGACATAGAAAATACAACTTGATCGCGAATTTCAATACCAAATTTAGACATAAAGTTACCATCGCCAGAAAACCCATCAATTGATTTGATATACATTTCAATAGGGTATGCGTTATCATAGCTTGATTGATCATCAGCGCCATAAACTTCATCATAATTATTGAGTGTTCTAGGAATGTAATACATATCCTGTCCATATTGACGAATAGACTCAATAATTAAATTCTCGAGAAGTAGTTGCTCCTGAGAAGATTGGAAGTTATTAAAGAAAAAAGGAAGTCGCCATTAGCGTATACCTCCTATGTCCTTGGCTAATTTCTTAGCTCTTCTTTTTTCCCAAGCCAATTTACATTTTTCCTTAAATTCT